GGATTGGTATAATACCAAAGTCACAAGAGATCAGGCTATCAATTTATTTACTGAAACTCTGGCACAACGTACTGATAATGTTAGCAGAAAGAAGGTTGCTAATAAGGTTATGCTTTCCAACCTTATGAAAATCTTTGATGAAGAGAACCGGCATCTGCATGGTAAAGGTGCTTATGAGGGCTATGGCAAGCGAAATAATGGTACACTCTGGTCAGCATACAACGCCGCTACCCATTGGTCTAGCCATCCTAAGAGCAAGACAGGTAGTAACCACAATGTTAAAGTAACAAGAGAAGACAGGGTCAGAAAGATGCTGGCTTCTGATAGTTGGAAAGAGTTGTTAGCTGCATGAACTGCTGGCACTGTAAGACTAAGTTGGTTTGGGAAGGTGACCATGACATGGGGCATGAAGATGAAACCTATGTTATGGTCACTAACCAAAGGAGGAGAAGGAAATGAGTATCATTGAAGGTAAGGTCTGGGGTAGCACAGAGCCTCTACTCCAATCCCCTGCCGTGGAAATACACCGCATCAAGGTAGAATTGGGCGGTTATTGCTCACAACATAAACATCAGGCCAAAATAAATGCTTTCTATATAGTCTCTGGTGAGTTGGAGATACAAAGATGGAAAGACTACGGTCTATGCGACAGCACCTATCTGTTTGCTGGTGATATGTCTATCGTACCGGCAGGTGAGATGCATAAATTTATAGCCCACCAAGAGACAGAAGCTCTGGAAATTTATTGGACAGAACTCAAACACTCTGATATTCTCAGAGAGAATGTTGGTGGTGCAACCCCAGCAAAATTAAGAGAGGTAATATGATTACTGTATTAACTATAGTATTACACACACCATTAATCTTGGATATAATTGGTATTATAATCTATAGTGGAGATTAATTCTGAATTAGATTTTGTGCCGCAACCTAGAAAGGAAATGGAAAATGGGAAGAATGAGTGACCTCGACATCGAACGTCAAGAAAACAATCCTGAAGAACCTGAACAGGAATATCCTGATTGTCTAACAGCAATCGGATTAGCCATGACTCTCGCCGAAATGCTAGTTCAACAAAAATATATCCAATCAGAGTTTAAGCTTCAGGCATTACATGACATCGAAAAAACCATTAAATTTAAAATGGATGATTACATGACAGTGTTTTACCAACCGTAGAATAGGAGAAGCAAATGGCTGAGATTTCTCAGAGGGAAGTGAAAGCAATGAAGGAGGGGTATTGATAATGGATATATTGCTAATATTATTAAGTTTATTTGGAGGTTTCTGGCTTTGGCTTTTATAATTGTCCATGTTGAAGACCCCAATGATATAGAATCATATCAACCTATGCCTGACATAGAAGGAATGAACATAGAAGTATTTGATTCTTCAACGTCAGCTTTTCATTTTATAGAAGACATGGGTATGGGAACCTTTGAAAATATAAGAGTGATGAGGGTGCAGTGAAGAAAATAATGATTAGTCTAGGCTATCTGTTCTTTGCTGTTTCACCTGCAAAAGCAGATGATTTTATCTGTCTGGTTGAGGCAATCTACCATGAAGCTAGATCAGAAAGTATCACAGGAATGGTAGCAGTTGCTAATGTTATACTAAGCAGAACAGCCAGCAAGAAATATCCTGATAATATCTGTGGTGTAGTACACCAGGGAAAATATTGGGAGGGCAACCCGGTAAGAAACAGATGTCAGTTTTCTTATTGGTGTGATGGCAGAACAGAAAAGTATAGAGACATAGCTGCCTTGAAAAAAAGTATTACAGTTGCAGAAATGTCACTCATAGGATTACAAGTCAAGCAGACAGTCAATGCTACCCATTATCATGCCGCCTATGTTGTACCTAAATGGTCTAGTTCCAGCAGGTTTGTTAGGCTTGGTCAAATAGGCAAGCATATATTTTATCTTGACAAAGGTAATTAAATAATGTATACTAATTAGTAATTATTAAGGGATAAAGAAAATGAATAATGATATTGATATAAGAGATAAACAAATAATACAATTAAAAAATCAAATAAAAGAACTACTTAGTAGCAATAAAAAATTAAGAGAAGATTTGTCTATAGCAAAACAATCTAAAAATAGCAGAAGATGGGTAGAGTTAAATGACTAAGAACTTATGGCAGAAAGAGCGCAATCATTTATTCAGAGAAATAACCAAACAATATATTGATGAAGGATATTCTCCAAGAGAATCCAAGAGGTTTGCCAAGCGGGAGATAGATGAAATTATGGAAGACAAAGAAGATTTTGTCCAGAATCTTTGGGAGGAGATCTATACTGATGATTAAGTGGGGTGTCTTTTTAAAAAAGAAAAGGAAGGATATTATTATTGATGTTTTTGAAACAAAAAAGGAGGCAGTAGATGAATTAAAAAACAGAAAAGAACTATGCCGAATGCTTGATGTAAATCCAAGCACAGCTTACAAAATAAGAAAGGTAAAGGAATGAATGGTCAATGGGGTAAACGTGGAGAGTGTCCTGAGTGCGGTTCCAGTGATGGAAACGTTGAGCATTCAGACGGTCATTCATATTGTTTTGCTTGTGAAACGAGGTTTAATGAAATGGTAGAAAAAGCAAAGGTAATACCAATGTCAGAATCATCTTCAGGTATAAAAAGCAAGGGTATCTTTGGCGATATTCCTGATCGTAAGATTACCAAAGACACAGCTAAAGTTTTTAGTACTGAAATTAAACAAACAGGAAGTATGATTACCCACCACATCTATAAGTATTTTGATGGAGATGGAAACCATATTGCCAACAAGGTTAGAGAGGTGCAGAATAAACGCTTCTGGTCAGAGGGCAATCTCCAGGCTGCTGGTCTGTTTGGTCAGAACCTATTCAACCAGGGAGGAAAGTTTGTAACCCTGTGTGAGGGCGAGATAGATGCCATGTCAGCTTATCAAATGCTTGGCTCTAAGTGGCCTGTTATCTCTGTGAAGAGCGGAGCGGCGTCAGCTTTTGAAAACTGCAAGCAGTCCTTACAATACCTAAATAAGTTTGAAACCGTTGTACTGTGCTTTGACAATGATGTGCAAGGCAAGAAAGCCAGCCAGAAAGTAGCACAATTGTTTGAACCAAACAAATGCAAGATTGTAAATCTTGACATGAAAGATGCCAACGAGTATCTCAAGACAGGACAGAAAGAGAAGTTCACCAATGCATGGTGGAATGCCAAGGCGTACACACCGGCAGGTATTATTAATCTAGCTGATCTTGGTGATTCATTATTTGAAGAAGACTATTGTGAGACTTGTCTTTACCCCTGGCCTAAAATGAATGAGAAGACCTATGGTATTAGAACAGGGGAGCTTGTATGTTTTACCAGCGGTGCTGGCATGGGCAAGTCAAGTATTATCAGAGAGCTTATGCATCATATTATGTTGAGTACCAAAGACAATATTGGTGTGTTGTGTATGGAGGAGAACACTAAAAATACAGCGTTCAATATCATGTCGGTAGAAGCCAGTTCCAGACTTTATATTAGAGAAATCAGGAAAGAGTACACTAAGAAACAGCTAAGAGAATGGCAGGATAAGACCGTTGGCTCTGGCAGATTCTTTGCCTTTGATCACTTTGGTTCTATCTCCAATGATGAGATACTAGATCGTGTTAGGTATATGGCTAAAGCCCTAGATTGCAAGTGGGTTTTTCTAGACCACTTATCCATACTGGTGTCAGGTAATGAAGAGTTTGGGGATGAGAGAAAGTCCATTGATGTTCTTATGACCAAGCTAAGATCTCTGGTGGAAGAAACGGGGATTGCCTTGCTGCTTGTCTCCCACCTGCGTAGGCCAACAGGAGACAAAGGGCATGAGGATGGCAGGGAAGTGTCTCTCTCACACCTAAGAGGATCAGCCAGCATAGCACACCTATCTGACAGTGTGGTGGCTATGGAAAGAAACCAACAGGCAGATGATGAGACTGAAGCTAATACAACCACAATAAGAGTCCTTAAAAATAGGTATACCGGAGACACTGGTATAGCATGTTATCTTTATTACGACAAAGAGACAGGAAGGATGTCTCAAGTTGATAATCCCTTCTTGGAGAATGATGATGCCATATAAAGACCCAGAAAAACAAAAGGAAATGCACAAATTATATCTTTTTAGCTAATAGAATAAAGGAGTTAGCAAATGGTAAGAAAACCCTTCAGCAAAGATGAGTATGACAAAGCAGATACGCCAGCAAAGAAACAAATGCTGGGTTGGTTGGGTCATAATATACCTGATCTT